ATGACGATTTATGTTGACACGCCTTTGTAGTCGTGCTAGATTGAATGTGGGGACTGGATCCGGCCGGATCGCGGGGCCAACGCCCTTCCCCAACATCAGCCGGCGCTAGATGCGCCATCGCCCTTCGCGGCGTGAAATCGCCGAGATCCGGGCCGCCCCCGTGCGAGGTAATCGCTGGGGGCTTTTTATTGCTACCGATTTTCCTTGCGTCCTTAGCGGATCAATGCTAGAATAAGGGAAGGGGCAAGCATGAGCAAGTTTACGCCGGGGAGTACGGAACAGGAAATGTATGAAGCGCTTGCGTGGTTGGTCGCCGCATCAAAAAACGTAGATGCCCATAACGCGATGCAAATTGTATTGATTGCTCGCGAAAGAGCTATTGATACCCTCGCCAAGGCCGACGGTAAATAGGGGATAGCTTTACAGAATAGCGGAAATGGAATATACTCCGTGTAGCCTATCACTTAGGGGCAATCATGGACGCTAAACAGATAGCAAAGCTAATCTCCTCGGACGGCGCGCGGGTAGCGAAGATCGCGGAGCAGAAGAAATACGCGGGCGGCTACAACGTCGCTATCCTGGGAAGGCGCGCGCATGAGGAACCTGATGCCAGAGTGCCTATCCCTATCGCGCGGAAGGGCATACGGCTAACCTCGGGCTACATGGTCAAGCCGGGGAACATTGTCTATTCGAGCGATCCCGGTACTTACGTTGCCGACAAGTTGCAACCGATATTCGATAGCAATGATGAGCAGTTGACTACGCAAGAGCTTTTTGAGACGGCCTTGACCCATGGGCAGGCATGGGAATATCACTACACGAAAGACAATGAAGCGCGGTTCGTCGAGGTTCCGACCGAGCAATGTATCCCTATTTGGAGCGACGACCTACCGCCTAAGCTGATAGGCATGATTCGCCATTACTGCGAGCAAGAGGACGACGGGACCGAGAAGCAAGAGGTTTACGTTTACGACGCGAAGACGATAACCAAATACGAGGGCAAGTCAGGGGCCGACCTTATCCTAGCTTCCGATATCGACGGCCAGGCTAACCCGATGCAACACGGCTACGGCGAGGTGCCCTTCGCGCAACACAAGATCGCCCGCGATTGCTCGAATCTGTTCGACTGCATTATCCCGCTTATCGATATCCATGACAGGGTGATAAGCGAGGACTATGCGAACGAGGCGCAGAGGTTCGCGGCATCCTACCTTTTGCTTAAAGACCAGTTATCGGGCGAGCTTGACGAGCTTGGCTTGAATGAGCTGGACAAGATCAAGATCACGCGGACATTCGAGGGTCTAGGCGATAACGTCAATAACGCGGTAGCCTTCCTGCAAAAGAATATCCCGGTGGATTTCGTAAAGACTGTCGCGGATACCTTCGAGCGCCTTATTTACGACATGATGCAGATAATCAATCCGAATGACATCGCGGCTACGGGAACGATTAGCGGGATAGCCCTTGCCTACAAACTCCTGCAATTCGAGTACTTTTGCGCATCGTGCGAAGCCTATTTCAGCCGTGGCCTACAGTGGCGCATCCGGCTAATCCAGAATGTAACCGGGAATATGTCCGCGAAGCCACAAGATAGGCCGCAGGTGGATATTAAGTTCAGGCGCAATCTGCCCTTCGACATGGCGAGTGCGGTTGACCAGTTTGTCAAGGTTTACGGGATGCTGCCGGACGATGTGGCCTTGAAGCTCTTCCCCGCTGACTTTATCCCCGATGCTAAAAAGGTGTTGAAAGATATGGGCGAAGAGAAGGCGCGGAAAGAGGAAATGAATCTCGACAATAAGATGCCCGACGAGCCTGCGCCCGATGCGAATAAGGGGGAATGATGGATTGGATGTTTTCTTTATTCTTAGCGCTATTGCCCGTCGCGGGGTATGCTATTGGATACAAGCGAGGGAAAGAAAAGGAATGGCTTAGGCGGGAACTTGAAGAGGCCAAGGCGAACAAACTAGCGCAATCCTCGAAGCCGTGATAGAATGGGATAGGGGGAAACGGAATGAACGAACCTGGCGATCCGACCCAAGGGCTAGAGAACGCAAGGCTTCGCGGCGAGCTGGCCCGCTGCCTTAAGTTTATCTGCACGATACCGGACGACAATTCGCGCCTGCCGGATGACAAGCAGGCCAGCGCGTGGACTCGGGAACTTCGGGCGATCAAGCGGGAGGTGAAGGCGTGAATATAAATAGCGAATTAAGGATACGACTACTGCTCGAATATATCCGGCTTGAAAACGAAGGGGCGGCATTAGACCTAGCGAGAGGCGGTAATTGGCTTTCCGATCACGGCGCTGCCATAAGCGAATACGGCAAGGAAATTGAAGAGATATTAGAGGCCGAGGCCACCTAATGCCTGACCTTCCCTTCCGCGACCTAGCCAAGGAGTGAATCGTGAAGCTGGATAAAGGTTGCCCATATTGCGGCAAAGGATTGGAACTAGAAAACTATTACACCGCTCGATGCAAAAAGTGCGGGACGAAGTTTAGGCAGATAATGTGCATTAGCTGTACCATCCTCGAAGGGCCTATTGAGTCGGGATTTTGGGAGCCGATGGACGATTATCATGTTGCGCTAGAGGATTTGAATAAAGAGTTCCCCGGAGTGGCGCGTGCCTGATATCCCATTTAGAGACCTAGCCAAGCTCCAAGAGCAAGGCTTCTACGCAAGCGAAGCGGCGCGGAATAAAGCCATCGATCAGACGTTGCTTCGGCTCTATCGTGACGCCTATGTAAAGACAACCGCGAGCATAGCGAAGCTCTATGCGAAGGTGGGGCTTGAGACGCCGCTACAGACTCCTAGCGGGCCGGTCTTTATTCGCAAAGAGGACGCGATACGATACAAGCAGCTTGATAATCTTCTAACGAACCTCGCGGACGAAATGGTCAAGCTACGGCACAAGGGAGTCACGCTAACCGAAGAGACGAGCGCGATGGCGATACAGGACGGATACTATCGCAACGTATGGGCCTATGACCAGGCGGTAGGCGTGAGGCTGGGGATACCTGCGCTTCCCATTGCCGCAATCCGCGCATCGGTCTACTCGGAGGTATCTGGTCTCGATCTCGTCAAGACCTGGGCGAAAAACACCGATAACGGTAACTATGCTACTCGATCCGCCATCATGCGGGGAATCACGAACGGCTACAGCTACACAAAGGTTGCGCGGTCTGTTAAGACGGAGTTTGACAAGGGGCTCTGGCAAGCGCAACGGGTAGTTAGGACTGAGGCGGGACGATGCTGGTCCGAGGGCGCGGAGGATGCGCACAATGCCGCCAATGAAGCGGGGCTAGTCACTAAAAAGCGATGGTCTGCCGCATTGGACAAAAGGACGCGGCCCAGTCACGGGGCCTTGGATGGCACGTTCGCAGACGAGGAAGGACTGTTTTATCTAGGCGGCGAAGGCAAGCCCCAGCCCCGAATGTTCTCCGATCCCGCCGAGTCGATCAACTGTAGGTGCGCAGTTTACGACGTGATAGACGATATCCTGCCCGAGGTTCGCCGAGTTAGGAATGATTCGGGGAAGGGATCGCGGATATTGCCCTATCAGGACTGGAATACCTGGGCCGCTAGCCGGGGTTGGAGTCCCGAACGAGGATTCCCTAAAGTCAAGCTCAGTTAGCCCAGCCTAACATTATCCCGAAAGCCCGCGATTTCGCTTGCAATCTAGCTAGGGTGTAGTAGACTGTAGGTATGTCAATCAAGGGGGACGAAATGGAAGAGTTGAAAGGATGGCCGGAAGTTCCTTACGAGCTTTTGCGAGAATACGCGCAAAGGGGATGGGAACGCATGACGGCGAAGCAGGATCATCCGGTGTGGACGGTGCCGACGATCGCGGAGGCGGCCGGCTATGCGGCGCTGGTGCAGTCGCGCGACGGACGCCGGCTGACGCCGCAGGACGCCTGGACGGAACTGGAGACGAAACGCCGGGCGCGCATCGCGGCGGAGAAGGAAAACCCGCTGACGATGGGCTGGGAGCCGCCGGTATGGCACATTGCGGACGCGCTGCTGGGTCTGGACTGGGTGCTTCCCCGCCGGCTGGGGCCGGACTGGGCGGCGAACATCCGCGTGCTGCTGCTGGGAAAGAACGTGCCGCTGGACTGCCTGATGATCTTTGGCGGCAACCGGTCGGGCAAGACCTACTATCTGCTGAAGCGGACGCTGCAAAGCCTGATGCAGTTCGAACGCAG